TTCTAAAAAGATGCCAGCATCTTCTAACAGCTCCATCCGCTGCTTGATTCGCAGCATATCGTCTGCCGGAAATTCAAAAATATAAGGCACCAAAAGCTGCTGCTGACTGTCATCTACATCTCCTATTTTGTCCCTATAATATTCATACTTGACCCGTTCTTGAGCCGCATGCTGGTCAATAATATAAAGACCACCATTTCCTTGTGCAAAGAGATAGGTTCCGTGCATTTGACCGAAATACTCCAACTCTGGAAAGGTTGATATTCCTTCTCTATCTAGCTTCTCTAAAGCTCTCTCCATACTAGCTTGATCTAACTCAGGATGATCCAGTTGGTCATAAGAAGGCGCCTGCCTTTCTGCAAATTTAATAGAGACTGTTCTGGAATCAGGCATATCTGGAGCAACGGGTTGTTGAGCTAATTGGTCAGTTTTCTCAAAAGAAGGTCGATCTTCTGACACTTGTGGTTTCACAAAGAAATCGGTTCTTCCTTGGTCGTAATAAAGTCGGTTCTCCTTTAGTGGTAGGCTAGTCTGTTCAGGCTTACTTACTCGATTAACAGTTGATTTGGCCAGATTTTCCAAAGCATCTGGAATCAAATCATACTCTTTTAGACTCGCAGCAATCGCTTGTGAAATCAAGACCATAAGCTCTCGCTCTTTTGAGATCCGTACTTCTTGCTTAGTGGGATGAACATTGACATCAGCAAGGTAAGGATCAATCTGAATAGCAATCACTGCAATCGGAAAACGCCCCACCATGAGCTTACTACCATAGCCATCAAGGATAGCTCGATTGAGCAAGAAATTCTTAATATAGCGACCATTGATGAGAATCGTAATATAATTACGATTAGCTCGTGTTAGTTCTGGCAGGCTAATATAGCCTGATACTTCAAAATCCAAATTAGAAGCTGAAATCTCAATCATTTTTTTTGCCGTTGTCAGTCCATAAACACCAGCAATTGCTTGGCGTAGACTCCCTGTTCCTACTGTTTGTGTCATTTTTTTACCGTCATTTATTAGAGTAAAAGCAATCTCCGGATGGGCTAAACTCAAACGATTCATCACGTCTACAATATGAGATAATTCGGCTTGCTGGCTTTTCATATATTTCAAGCGAGCAGGTGTATTGAAAAAGAGATTTTCGACTTTGATTTTTGTTCCGACACTGCTGCTCGTTGGTTCTACACACTCAACTTCACCACCTCGGGCTACCAAGAGAGTACCATATTGATCTGTCTCTGTTGCAGTTTCAATCGTCAAACATGAAACAGAAGCGATAGACGGAAGGGCCTCACCGCGAAAACCCAACGTCCGAATTCGAAAAAGGTCGGCTTGTTTCTTAATCTTACTCGTCGCATGCCGACGCAAAGCTAAGGGAACTTCCTCATGCTCAATTCCTTCGCCATTATCAATGACTTGAATACTCTTGAGACCTGCTTCTTCAATCTCAACTATAATCTGAGTGGCACCAGCATCAATGGAGTTTTCTATCAACTCCTTGATCACGCTGCTAGGTCGCTCGATGACCTCACCTGCTGCAATCTGATTGGCAAGTTTTTCTGGTAATTCTATAATTTTTGACATAGTTTTTGGTTTTACCCTTTCTAAACGTTGATTTAATAAGGTTCTGATGATGTTTACACCTATCAAAAATACAATTTGTTCACCTTTTTGTGGACTAAAGGGAGCTAATAGCTTTCTCAAAGTAAGCTACTGCTTCTTTTTCTTTGTCTCTTGATAGGTGGCTGTAGATGTCTAAGGTCATTGTAATATTTGCATGACCTAAGCGATATTGTAATTCTTTGTATGAGATACCAGCATTCAGTAATAAACTAGCGTGAGTATGGCGGAAAGCGTGAAAGGTAAAGCGAGGAATACCTGCTTCTTTGCAACGGGTATCTAAAGCACTTTGCCTGATTGCCAAATCAAAATATTCTCTTGTAGGGGTGGCAAAGACTACAGACGGAGCACGCGCCCCAGTCTCGAAAAATAGCTGGCGTTGCCTATTCTTGTATAGACGCAGCATATTGACCGTTTTCTTGTCTATGCTAATGGTTCGATTGGCTGACTTGGTCTTAGCTGTACTAACCGCCTTTAAGCCTTTGTTATACGTTTTATTTACTGTGATTGTACTCTTATCAAGGTCTATGTCAGTCCATTCTAAGGCGCAGGCTTCACCAATACGTAACCCTGTAGACAAGAGCAAATGATAAAGGACATACTCATAATACAAACTATAACGCTTGTACTGCTTCTTTTCTAGATTATCAAGAAAAGCCTTCAAATCATCTGGAGCAATAAACTTTACCTTGTTATCATCAGCCTTCTTTTGTCTTCTAGAAAGTATAATATCTCTAGCTGGGTTATTGGTGACAAGTTGCAGCAATATTCCTTGCTGAAAAATCCTCCTGATGATTGACCGTATTGTCACAAAGTTTTCAAAATATCTTGATAACTGATTGATAAAAACTTGTATATCACTAGCCGTTATCTTGTCAAGTTGTCTGTTCCCAAAAACTGGGTAAATATGGGTTCTTAGATTGCTCAATGTTGCCTCATAGGTTTGTGGCTTAACGGTCAGCTTATAGCTTTCTAGCCATATATCAGCCAGCTCTTGAAAATTCTTGACCATGACTGCCTTTTGAATGGTTGAGCCATTCAGTTTAAAATCTATCTGGGCTTGTTGAGCTTTTGATTTAACCTCTTTTCTTGTCCGTCCTGTTACGCTGGTTTTTACTTTCTTACCTGTTACCTGGTCAACACCGAGATAAACACTAGCGCGGTATACAGTTGTACCGTTTTTCTTTTTGACTTCTGTTATTCTCATGATATCCCTTTCTATCAGCAGGCAAGCCGTAAAAGTTTTAGATTGGGTTTATATCATGCTAGGAGCTACGAGAATACCCCTATTTTCGTTTGTTTTATGTAAGACGGTAAATTATACCAGAAAAGAAAACAGGCGCTTAAAACGCGTTTTATGAGGTTATTTGTCAATCAGTCCTTTAAGCTCTTTCTCAAAGTCTGAATTTATCTTTTGGGTTTTGTTGAAAAGTTGATATTCTAACTTTGCCTTATCCTTAGCAGCCTTAGAAGTGATTTTACCATGACCCTCTAAAATATCGTATTCTTGGAAAGTCAAAAAGCGGTCAATGCTTTCAGCAAGCTGTTGCATGGTCTGGGTTTTTCGCTGCTCTATTTGTCTTTCAAGGTAATCAAAATAGCTGGAGATACTTCTTTCAAGAGAGCGAATTTCTTTTTCTGTTAGGTAATTCTTTGCTACCTGGGCATCCATTTGTAAGATACGACCGTCTGGGGAATTTTTCCAAGTGGTTAGTCCCATGTTGTCCTTGGTATGGTCTGCTTTCGTATATATAATTTCTGCAGCAGTCTGACCAGTAATAGCATAATGAAACTTGTTTTGTACATCAGCATAGAATTGTTTTGTAAGTGTACTTTGTGGGTCATAATCGATAGAAATCTCTGCAAAAATATCCGTAATCTGTAACCAGATACGGCGCTCACTAGCACGGATAGAGCGGACACGTTCCAAGAGTTCGCGGAAGTAGTCTTTTCCTAGGAGGTTTTCCCCTTGTTTCAAGCGTTCGTCATCCATAGCAAAGCCTTTTATCATGTACTCACGCAGTACCGAAGTAGCCCATTGTCTGAAGCGCGTGGCTTTTTGAGAGTTGACCCGATAACCTACGGAGATAATGGCGTCAAGATTGTAGTAGCTGACATCCTTAGTTTGGGTTTTATCAGCAATTGCACCGTGTTTTGTGGTTATTTCCATTTTGGAAACAACCACTTTTTCTTCTAATTCTCCCTCTTCAAAGATATTTTTTAAGTGCTTACTAATGGCAGGGACACCAACACCAAACAGCCTAGCCATTTCTTTCTGACTAGCCCAGATAGTTTCCCCGCGTATAATAACGCTAGCTGTTTCTTGGTTGTTATCTGCTGAATAGATTAAAAATTGTAATTCGTTCATGGCTTCCTTTCTGTTGGTGTTTTAAAAATTAGATTTTAAGATGTTTGATTTGCTGAACTCCGAGCGAACCCCGAGAAATCACGCGCTTTGTTAGTTATAATCGGCTTTTTCGGCTACCCTAAAAGAAAAATATTAGGATGAGGTTCCAGGGATTTTTATGTTACAATACTATTAAAGACTATTTGGAGCGATAATATGAATAAAATAAAAATTACTCTTATATTTACTTCTTTGGCATGGACATTTGTGAATTTATATCAAGCTTTACAATCACCTACTGTGATAAATCTGACTAGTTTCGTCGGAATTGTTCCCATTATTGCTGCTTTGTATTCCGAAATTGATTGGCTTTATATTCATTGGAACAAATTTAGAGCCTATATATTTTTAAAAACAGTTTCTTTTACCCCAAAAAGTTCTAAATTTTTAAAAGAAACTATTACACTTAACCAATTAGAAAAGCAAATCCGATCAGTACTTAAGGAAAATGACTATTCCATAAATGAAGCTACTTTCAGCAAAACTCATGAAGATATCTATATAGATATAGAATCAACAAGAGGTATAAGAAATAAGTTGAGTATTAGTTTACATCCAGAAAGCAATGGACAGAGACTGATATTCAAGGCTGACTATCAATTAGCGTATAGAGATGTAAAAAAACAGTGGGACTCTTTTTTGTCACTAAGAGATAATCTGTTTTCTATTTATTCTAGGGAAGAAAGTAGCAAAGAACGGTTTGATGTAACCATTAAGACTGATAAACACAGGAAATATAATCCATTTTACAGAATGACTGTACGACATCTTGGAAAAAAAGAAGTAAAGAAATTTGATTTGCAATTTAAGGACAATGATCTATCGGTCAAAACTACCCTAAATAAGATTTATGGAACATCTAATAATCGTCAAGACATAGAAAAATTAATTAATGAATATATACCATTGTCACGGTTATGATAGCACTCCAATTTTCATTAGTGTTGCGATAGAAAATTCTAGCATCGGATATTCTTTTTGTTCGGAGATATCTGTCAAAGATGTGAAAGAGAGAATAGTACCAGACTGAGTCAGCATTATTGTTCTTGATTTACCCAATATATCCAATGTACCTATTATCTTTGTTGCTTCATCATTTGCCAAAGCTTCAATTGCTTCATCGTTTACATCAACCTCGTCTCCTGAAAATGACTTACTTGAGACACCGGCATCAGTACTATTAAAACTAACTCCTTTTGTTTGTGGCATCATGTTGGAAATTGCCATTAAATCAAATTTTAACGATGTATAATTAATATTTAGTGTATCAATTTTTTCCAATTCTTTTAAAAATTTTTTCGCTGTAGGAGTTGTTGTAGTCAAAAATAATAATTGATCAGTTTGCGAATAAAAAATATCGAATTCAAAGGCTTTTTGGTAATTGTCGTATTGTTGATATTCGTCAGCATCAGAGTTATATACCAAGATTTCATCGTCGATTGTCTTTGTATAACTTCCTTTAAATTTAGTGTATACTTTTCCTTCTATGGTCAATGTTTGGTCAGTTGTTGTAATTGAGCCAATGGTAACATTGGCTTTTTTGATGTCTGTAGTACCGTTTGGTATTTCAAATTCATAAACTTGTCTAACAGAAATAGAAGTAGCTCCCATAATATTTTCTCCTTTTTTAATTTACTAATGTTAAATACTTTTCTTTGCCCCTCACACTCAAAGATGGCGATGGCGAGTGTGGGGATTTTTTGTTTTATCTACTCAAGCCCTTTGAAACTATCTAAAATTTTATCTTTTGAGTCTGGGTGATGAAATCTAGTTGATAACAATTGATATTGGACAATATTTCTAAAAAGAGCTAGCTCTATCTTGTCTCTTAGTATTTCAAAAATATCATCGAAATCATTTTCACCATTATTTTCAAGTAATTCGAGTACTTCAATAGCTTTATTTTTATTGTATCGTCCATTAAGAGAGTCAGCAACCTTTTTATATGTTTTGATTTTTTCAGAAATTTTTTCAAAATATTCTTTTCTGGTCTTATCCGGATTGCTATAATCTCCGTTAAAAAAGATATTTTCTTCAAGATCTGCTGCGTCCATGAGGTCAATAACTTCATACCCCAACAGATATCCAACACTTACTCCGAAGTAGTCAGCAAGTAGCTGGGCTTTTTCTGGTTTAATTTGACTTTCTCCGTTTTCCCAACGTTGGGAAATTTAGTAGTCGTTGGTGGCTTTCTGAACTCCGAGCGAACCCCGAGAAATCACGCGCAGAATATGAAAAAGCATGAATTTTTGAAGATTTCAAAAGCTAGAAAAACCAGTGCTTACAAGTCTTTCAATGGTTTTAAGTTATTTGGGTTCATGTTGACAAAAGTTGACATTTTTCAGGGTATAACATACCAAAAAACTAGGAAAACTTATATTTCAGTTTTTCAAGATAGTAACAAATGAAAATTTTTAAAAAGGTAACTCAAATTTGCAATCAACAATTTTTGAACTAACAATAATTTGAATATCTTCGCTTAAAAGCTGGTCAACATGTCCTGAAGAATTTTTTGCAAAAACAAATTCTTCTTTGAATTCTTGTATTAAATACTCTTTTATATTTTTACCAACTACTTGAAGTAAATCGTTTGTAAAAATATTTTGGAAATTGCTAGGTAATTTAGTGAATTTATCATAAGTTTCTTTGTTTTGTTTCTTCAAAAAAACTTTCACTGTGACAATCTCTACTTGCTGATAGTTACGCTTAATTTCCTCAATATCAACAAGATTATCTGGCTTATTAGTGTTTATATGAAATTCAAGGTCCACTTTATACTCTAGTGTAGCAACCGGTCTATCTCTATCTAAGATTTTAACAAAAGTAAATATATCTCCACTGTCTTCGTCGCTAAAATATTTTATCTCATAATCTATTGGAGAATAATCAAAAAAATCGTCCGAAGTAACCCCTAAAGTGTTACAGATTTTATTAACAGTTTCATAATCAACTTGTTTTGATCTATTTGAAGTAATCTTAGAAATTGTTGATTGTGCAATTCCCGTATCACTTGCTAAACGCGCACCACTCATTGACCTTTCAGCCAATAGTATAGCCAATCTATTTATTAACATAATACCACCTCTTTTTATTTATTATAGCGCACACGCTAATAAAAGTAAAATATAAAATAATAATTTAAGTGTTGACAATATACTTTATATGGTGTATTATATCATTAAATTAGTCATTACGCTATAATGATTAGTTGACCAAAAATAATAAGGAGCGCCTATGCTAAAAAATAACTTACTAATTGTTTTTGCTGAAAAAAAGACTAATGCTAGTAAAGTTTCCAATGAAACAGGTATAGCTGAGTCTACAATTTCAAACTTAACAAACAACAAAACTGACGTAAAGCTTTCTACCCTTATCAAGCTTTGTAACGCTTTAAAAGTTCGTTTGTCTGATTTAATTGAATTTTCACCAGAAGAATAGAAAGGAGCAACCAATGAACCTAGTTTATATGGACGGCAAGAAAGAGCCGTACACCACAAGCGAGATCATCGCTGAATGTGCTGAGGTTACTCATCACACAATACAAGAGCTTTTAAGAAAGCATAAAGCTGATTTTGAAAGCTATGGAATTATCGCATTTAAAATGCGTAAATTAGACGGCAGAGGACGACCAATGAAAATCTATCGCCTGAACGAACAACAGGCAACCTTGCTGATCACTTACCTAAAAAATACCGAACCCGTTAGAGCTTTTAAGAAAGCTCTAGTCAAAGCATTCTTTGAAATGCGGGATGAGCTAACTCAGTTTAAGCTGCAGCGTGCTTTAGAGAAGCCAAAGCGCAAGACTTTACATGACAGCATTGAGAACTGGGGACAAAAACCAAAACACGCGCATAGCACTATCACAAATCTTTTGCTAAAAGGCACTAGCGGTATGAATAAGCGCCAACTTATGGCAGCGCGTGGTGGCTATAATGGCATTGATAGCCTAACCAGTACCGAGCTAGCCAGATATCAAGACTTAGAGGATATGGCTATTGCTATGATTAAGCTAGGCATGACTTATCAGGAAATAAAATCCATGGTCTTTAGACCACAACAAGGAGGATAAAAAAATGTATCTATCAAACGAACAAGAAAAAGCTCATCTATACGCTATGATCGACCTTGCAGACAATGCTATTTTACAAGGTGATAAAAAACAAGCACTAACTAGCCTTTATTTTATCAAAACAGGGCTTGAAAATATTTTAAAAGACAACGATAACTTGAAAGCTGAATAAGCAGCAAACGCTAGAATCGATTTTAAGCTGATTTTCGCCAATAAGATATAGATAAAATCAACTTGAAATGTCTCAAGGGTATAATTATACCCCTAACCGTTTCAACTGCTCAAAACGCCTATTAGAGTGTTTAAAAACAGAATAAAACAAAAAGGCTTAACCAACCGACCAAGTAGGAAGCCTTTCACACAAATACTAAAACAATACAGCAGGCAAGCCGTAAGGGTTTTAGTAAAGATTTATAGCTAGATTATACCATATCTAGGACATTTCGACCATACGGAGGGCGCTAACCCTTAAAAAGGGCATAAATACAAGAAAATTTAAACGAGGTAAAACACCATGACGAAAACAACAACAGTATTATTGAGCACTGAAAAACTAATCGACTTAGGTAGTGAACTAACTGACATCATGAACAGCTTAGAAATGAATAACTTAACTCTAGAAGCCTTAGAGATAACGCAAAAAGTGGATACAGCGACCTTTAACTGGATAGCTAAGAAATATATTGAGACTGCTTATGCACAAAACGAAAAACTTTACCAAAGACTAGACAAAATTGCCTTTCTGCTATTAAACAATGACAAACCCAAGGAACTGGAGGCATTAAACAAATGAGCGAACTACTAGGCGCAATTTTAACGCTACTACTTTTCTTTCTTGCTGGTATTTGTACTCAACTGTTTAATGCTTGGGCGATTGCTTACAAGCGGAGGGGCTATATCACTAAAAAGCAACTCAGAAAAATTGAAAAATGGCTAGAGGTTATGGAGGCAGAACATGGCAGATAAAAAAGAGTTTGACCTTGCAAATGAAAGAGCTAAGAACTTTGGTATTTGGCTAGAAGAAGCCTATCAGACTATGCTAGATTTCTCCCTAGAAAATAAATTTGATTGCTACAATGCCGAGGAACAAAAGCAATTAGAACAAGTTTTAGAGACTTTGATGGATTTTTGTGATATGTGGGAGAAAGGCCAGATTATCCTAGTCAGCGAAGAAAGAGAGATGAGCAAATGACACAAACTACATTACCAGAAAACTATAAGCGTGTGCTGAAACTTATAAAAGTAGGCGCTGAAAACCCAACTACAGGATCGGAGATAGGGCTTATTTTGAAACTAGATGAACGAACGGTACAAAGTATTATCAGTCGCTTAATCACGAGCTACGGCGTTCCTATTATCGGTATCAGACACGGCTTTAATCGAGGTTATTTTATACCTGCGGATAAGTCAGAACTGCTAGACGGTGCAAAGGCTTTTTACAACCAAGTACAGAAAGAACAAAAGCGTCTAAGTGTACTGTTAAATGCCGACCTTGTAAGTTATAAGGAGTTGTTAGATTATGGCGTTACTAAGCAATGAAACAGAAACAAGCCTAAAAATGGAACTGCTGGAAACAGTCGACAAATACCTTAAGACACGGGATAAGGCGCTACCTCATATCACAGGACTTATGACAGCCCAGCAGGTTATGACTGAGTTAGACATAAAATATAAGACCCTGCAGCGCTGGGAAAAGGCAGGGCTAAGACGATATCAGCCACCACTAGAGGACACTCGAAAAGTGTTTTACAGGGTGAGTGATATATTGCTATTTTTAGGAGTAAACAATGAAAGGTGGTAAAAATGAATACTAGAAAAATGAACACACGCATTACAATCTTTGAGAAAATCGGAGAGCAAAACGAAGACGGAGAAGTCATTGACGGCATCCGTAAAGATGTTTATAGCTGCTGGGCAGAAGTGTCCAAAACTTCTATCAAAGATTTTAAAGCAGCTAACAAAGCATATACGAACGGTCAGAATTCTTTGGAATCAGTTCAGGATATAAAAGTATTCCTTATCCGTTATATTCCTAAGGTTCCATTTGATAACTCTATGTACCTTGAATTTAATGGATTTGAATATCACATTGTAGAAATAGAAATTGATTATGCCAGTAAAGAAATCATCATGATTAAGGCCGTTAGGATTTCATGATGGGGAAGAAAGACAGAAAGGAATTGATAGAATGGCAAAAACTAAAATCTATTTTTGGCTGAAAGTTGATAAAAAGTTTTTTGATAATATTTTTATAAAACGGCTTAAAAACATGCCTGGCGGCTATACTATGACGGTTATTTATATCCGTTTAATGCTGGAAAGTTTGGAAAGTGATTGTATATTGTACTACGAGGGATACTTTAACGAGTTAACCGAAGAACTAGCCTTAAAGTTAGATGTTTCCGAAGACGATATACAAATGACTATGGCCTATTTTACAAAATGCGGTCTAATCCAAATAGACGGGGATAAAAACGCTGAATTACTTCAAGCTAAAGCTATGATACAGCAAGAAACTGATCAAGCTGCTTACATGCGAGAATATCGCAAAAATAAACGTTTAAAAATAGGCAAATCTTACAACGTAAGAAATAAACCTAACAACGTTGAAAAGTGTAAGACAGAGATAGAGATAGAGAAAGAGATAGAGATAGAGTTAGAAGAAGAAGCAGAGATAGAGAAAAAAGATTCTTCTGCTGCTGAAATCTCTAACTACTACCAATCACGTATAGGAGTTATGGACGGACAACAGTATCAAATCTTAACCGAATATCTCGCTCTTGACGGTATGGAGCTAGAAGTTATCAAGACTGCCATAGACAAGGCTGCAGATAACAGCAAGCGATCTTTTAGCTATATCAATTCAATACTCAAGAACTGGAGACAAAACGGTATTAAGACAATGGTACAAGTGGAGGATGAGCAGAAACAGTTTCAGCAAAAGAAACAGGGTGGGTCTGATGACGATATTCAAGATCCGTTCATCTACTCCTAATAGAAAGGCTAAAAGATGGAATTATTAAGTACAGAACAGCTAAACGAAAAGACTAAGGTAATTGATGAGCTTTGTCCGACCCATCAGATTAATCTGGTACAGTTCGAAAAACCTGACGGGACTTATCTTGCTCCTTATTGTCAGGAATGTATGCGAGAAAAGATTAAACAAGATGAACTAGACGGCATAGAAAAAGCCCTAGGGTATGATTTATATCATTCAACCTATGATGTGCTAGCGCGTGAAAGTACAGTCTCAAATGAGCTGGGAAAAGCCACTTTTAGCACGTTCAAAACAACCACCAAAGAGGAACACGAGGCCAAAGAATTTGCTATCAAGCAAGCTAACCAGTATCTAAACGGTATGACGAGAAACACGCTAATTATGGGCAAGCCAGGCACTGGAAAAAGTCATTTGTGCTACTCTATGGCTAAAACCATCAACGAGGGCTACAAGGCTACAAGTGAACCTAAGAGCGTCCTCTTTGTCAGTATTGCTGAAATTATCACGCGCATTCAGTCAGGTTGGCAATATAAACAAAGTGATTTTACAGAGTATGACGCCCTGAAATTGCTGACTGAGGTTGATTATCTCTTTATTGATGATCTGGGCACAGAAAGCATTATGAACAGCCGGAAAGATGAAGCGAACAACTGGATACAGACTTTTCTTTTTAAGGTTTTTGACAAGCGGGAAACAACTATCATTAACACTAATCACAACGGAAAAGAGTTGGCTAGAATCTATAATGACAAGCTAATCAGTCGGATTGGGAAGCAGTCAGAGGGGAATGTGTTCACTATGACAGACATAACAGATAAACGAATGAAGCGGAATTTTTAACCAGAGAAAGTGAGGAAGCTATGACAGAGCCAAGTATACTTTGAACAGGCAGATCACGTACTGGAAGAACTCAATCGTAAACATAGTGACTTCATGGCCGATACAACACCGATAGAACTTGTAGATATGCCTAAACTGATTGAACTAGGCTAGAAGCTCTAGACAGAAGACACCAGCATAAACGCCTATGAGTTATACAAACATCCTGAAGCGCGTGTAAAATTATTCGCCCAAATCGCAGAAGCCTACTTCTTGCTGATTGCAGATAGTGCGCCGATACCAGTACAGTCAACACAAGCGTAGCGGATTCATTTTTGCGAGTACCTAGAAAGGAAATTTTAAAACATCATCAAGAAATTAATTGCAGGTACAGACAAGCAAGCTTTAGAGTCTTTACTTGAAGCCTTGCAGCTGCCAAAGGAAAAACAAAAACAGTTTATCCATGATGTGGTAGTAAGTGGTTTACTCAATGAATAATACAACAAAGAGGCTAACGCCTCTTTTATTGTTTAGCTAGACTTGAAAATTAAGCGGGCTTTTGGTAAGGTATTGAATATAGGATCTAACAAGATAGCGCGTGATTGAACAAAGAACGAACAAAGAGAAAATAACTATTTGAGTCATGGATAACCCAAAGACCACGCGCAGAAAATAGCAAAAAAAGCCAGCTTGTGCTAGCTCCTTTTGGTAAATATTTGATAGTACTATTATACCACAGGAGATATTAAACATGCTGGAATTGTTTAGAGAGATTGACAAAAAAGCAACTCAAGCCAAGGCTAAAAAGATTTTACAGACTTATCGCCGTTTGTGTCGAATTGCTGGGAGTGAATACACTTTGCGGAGCGCCAGTGCTTTTTCAGACCAACCACGTAGCAAGAACAATCAGCCAAACAAAGGACTTGAAACCTTTGTAGTAAAAAGGCTAGACGCAGAAAGGGAGAAAGCAGAGATAGACAATGCTATTAGTTTGCTTTCTAGTGATATGTACAAAGAAATATTGATTAGAAGATTTTGCAAAGCAAGACAGTGTAGCAATATCTGTATATACATGGACTTAGATTTGTCTGAATCGGAATTTTACAGAGAACAAAGCAAGGCATTATTAGAGTTTGCGGAATGGTATAAAGCCGGTGAATTGCTCGTCTTTAAACCTTACGTAACGGGTTGAAACAGTATTTATACAAACCAAGATACAGGGGCTATTTGCCCCCTATTTTTTTGAACGGGGTGGGGTTTATTCGGAATAAAAGAACGCTGCCCTCTTCTCTGCAAAAAATTCCCTTTTTGAAGTTTTAAAGCTTAAACACCCCCGCCCCACCTTTTGCGCAAGGAGAGCCGCGGTAAGGTGTCTTCTTACGTCGCGCGCCAATTTTTCAGATTTTTAAGGGGTGTCATGGGGGACGGATTAGGAGGTGAAGTTGCTTGGTTAAAAATCCTTACTATCGGCAGAACAAAGGGCGTTTACCCAGCGACCCACCGAACTACTTGGGAAAGGTAGCTAGCGAGGTTTGGCGCAAAATCGTTCCGTTTTTAGAACCTTGTTATCAATCTATAACCAAATGCTAAACTGTAATATTTTATATATGCTATCAGTTAAAAAACTTTTTCTTTCCGCTTGCTTTTTATGCGCATAATGTGTATAATAGAAAATGTAAGGAGGTAACGTACACTATGCCACTTACAGGAAAAGAAATGGCAAAGCTAGCCGAGAAAAACGGTTGGGTAGAAATCCGACAGAACGGCAGCCATCACCATTTCAAACATGAAGATTTTGATTATATAGTGACTATCCCAATTCATGGAAACCAGGATTTAGGGAAAGGGCTAGAAAGCAAAATCCTGAAAGATTTGGGGCTGAAATAATCCCCCTTATCTTTCATTTTTGGAGGTAACAGACTATGTTAAAATCATATCCAGCAATTTTTCATAAAGAGGAAGACGATTCTTATTGGGTAGAATTTCCAGAGTTTGGAGGAGGCACACAAGGGGCAAATGTTGAAGAAGCCTTAAAAAATGCCCGTGAAATGCTTGAGAGTGTTTTAGCTACTTACATAGACGAAGGATTAGATATGCCAAAGCCTAGCGACATCATGTCTTTAACCGTTAAAGACGGCTTTGTTAGCATGATACAAGCAGACCCTACCCCTTTTATTCGCAACAATAAAGCCATTAGAAAGAACGTGACTGTCCCTGAATGGTTAGTAAGATTAGCGGATCGTGAAAAAGTAAATTATTCTGAGGTGCTAACTCAAGCCCTAGAAACAAAGTTACAAGCCTAGACACAGTCAGCATGCGCAGCAACAGAAATGCGCGTGATGACATGGTATAATAATCTTATCAGCAAGGCTACAAGCAACTTAAAAGCGTAGCTATTCACTACGCCAGTTCTTGCCTGCTGAACTCATTGAATTTTGACCTATTTTTTAGGTCTTTTTTTGTTCACCTTTTTGTGGACTTTTAAGGATTTTCTAACAACTTCTAATACTACATAATATTGATAAAACCCAGTAATACCAACGGTTAAGAGCTGTCAATGAGTTGTAAAACTATCTATTTCCTAGTTCTATAATTTTTGACATAGTTTTCTCCGTAATAATTCTAGCTACCATTATAACATAAAGTCATTTGTCTATCAGAAGTCTAGTATGAAAATAGTTAGAATACCTGCTCCTTCGTAAAGTAACCGAATAGACAGACAAAGCAACCAATTAGGCAAAATCTCTTGTATTCCCCTTTAAAATAATGTTTAATAGATTTAGAAATATGGGAAAGCAAGCAACAAACTAGGAAGACAACATAATCTGGAAAGAAGGGATGTTTATGAAAGTTCAAATGCATATTGACGAAAAATTTTCAGAAGAAAAGATCATTATTGAAGCGCCTGTTTTGTCGGATTCCGTTCAACAACTACTAACATTTGCTCAACATATTGGTAAAAATAAAACCATTCGAGCAAAAAAAGAGGAGGAAATTTACCTACTAAATAGCACGGAGATACAACGCGTCTATACTGAAAATCGGCAAGTTTGGGCCGAAACAGCAACAGACACTTATCTCTTAGGGCTTCCACTTTATCAAGTTTTGGAATTGCTTCCCACTGATTTTCTACAGATTTCCCAATCTGAAATCATTAACATCAAACATATCGATCATCTGAAATTGACTGGTAGTGGTCTGATTCAGATTGCAATGAAAAACGGTCAGATAACTTATTCATCTCGCCGTTATCTCAAAGTCATAAAGGAGAAATTACAGCTATGAAAAAAACATTATTCAGAGATGCTCTAGGAGGTACTGTAATCGGGCTACTCCTATCCACCATCTATTCTTACTTTTTTGCTCCTGTCTATCATCCACTTAATCCTTATTCAGCAGTTGGTCTTTGGATGGAACAACACCATATTCATGAAGCTTTAGTTGTGCTCTATTGCGCAGTGATCTGGAGCTTTATTGGCTTGCTCTTTAGCCTAGGAAAAGAGCTTTTCAAAAAAGATTGGAGCATCCTCAAAGCAACTATCTGCCATTATGGTCTTATGATTCTAGGATTTATTCCTCTAGCTCTTCTAGCTGGCTGGTTCCCTAGCAAACTCATTTTTATCTTACAGCTGATTTTAGAATTTACTGTTGTATATCTCATCCTGTGGGCAATCTTGTTTTATCTAACCAAAAAGAAAATTGAACAAATCAACAATGGATTGAAGAAACAGAATCCATAGTAAAGAAATAACCACCAAGTGAATTCTTGGTGGTTGTTTTAGTTTATTCTACTATATATATCAATACAAAACCCTACCTACTTTAATAGTAACTGAACAAAAAACAGGAATTTATTTTAGGCATTTGCATAGTTGTATCTATCAGAGATGTTTTTTCATCTCAGCTATAGCTAGCATCACTTCCATTGGGGTCATATTATAAATATCCAACTGACGTAGTTCATCTAAAATAGGTGATTCAGTTGTTTCTGTGAATAAAGATATCTGCTCAGATACTTGATTTTCCTTACTATCATTAGCTCCTTTATTAGAAGGATTGAGAGATGGTTTCTCATTTGCTTGTTCTTCTAGTCTTGCTAGTATCTGGTCGGCTCTCATCAACAAATCATTTGGTAAACCTGCAATTCTTGCGACATGAATCCCATAAGATTTATCTGCAGGACCAGCTTCAATCTTATGAAGAAAAGTCACTTTCCCATCTTTTTCTAAAGTTGCCACATGAACATTTTCTAACTGTGTCAAGCTAGTTGACAAGTCTGTCAACTCATGATAGTGTGTAGCAAAAAGGGTCTTTGCTCCTGTTCGATTGTGGATATATTCAATAATTGCCTGAGCAAGAGCCATCCCATCATATGTTGCTGTCCCTCTCCCCAACTCATCAAAAAGAATAAGAGAGTGTTCAGTCGCTTGAGAAATAGCATGATTTGCTTCCATCATTTCTACCATAAAGGTTGATTGTCCAGATACCAAGTCATCTGCCGCACCAATTCGAGTGAAGATGGCATCAAAAATTGGTAATTGAGCACTCTCAGCTGAAACATAGGAACCCATTTGCGCCATGATAACAATAATCGCTAATTGCCGCATATAGGTTGACTTCCCACTCATATTTGGACCTGTAATTAACTGAAGATTGACATTCTCATCCATTGAAATACTATTCGGAATATAAGTTTGTGCACCCATAACCTTTTCTACAACTGCATGCCGTCCCTTATCGATTTCAATGGAAGGACGTTCAATAAATTCTGGGCGTACAAAGCGTTGCTTTTCAGCAACTGCTGCAAAACTCTGCAATACATCCACTGTTGCTAGAGTTTGTGCCAAGGATTGTAATCGTTTGATATATTTACCAGCTTCTTCCCGAATACGTATAAAAATCTCATACTCTAAATTGGCCGATTTTTCACGCGCTTCCAACATTTCGCCTTCAATACGAGCCAATTCCTCTGTACCAAATCGTTCTGAATTTTTCAACGTTGCTTTTCGGAAAAAGTGGCTAGGTACGTGCTCCAACTGTGAATTAGTAACATGGAAATAATAACCGTCTTTTTTATTGTAATCAATTTTTAGATTATTAATCCCACTAGCCACCCTTTCTTTCGCTTCAATATCAGCAATCCAGCTCGTACCATCTCGCAGAACCACTCGATACTTATCTAAGGTTTCATCAAAACCAGTTTGAATGATATTCCCTTCCGTAATAACATTTGGAGCATCAGGAGAAATTGCCGACTGAATCAAGTTTGCCAATTCTGGAATATCATCCAAGTTTTCAATCAACTGTCCCAAAACAGGATGATCGATTCCTTGTAAAATTCCCTTAATCTGAGGGACATTGCTCAATGTTGCCGCCAACTGCAATAAATCCTTCGGGTTTGTCTTCCCAAAAGAAACACGGCTTGCCAAGCGCTCAATATCATAAACCCCTTTGAGACTATCTGCCAAATCACTACGCTCAAAAAAATGATCTAAAAAGACTTGTACGACATCCTGCCGCTTAAGAATCCGTTCCTTATCAAGCAACGGATGCTGGATCCATCTTCTTAGAAGTCGCGTCCCCATAGCTGTCTTGGTCTCGTCCATCAACCAATAAAGACTGCCATGCTTCTTCCCCGTCCGTGCATTCTCTGTTAAATCTAGACTTGTCATAGTTGCATAGTCCATCTGTAAGAAATCTTTAATTTCATAATGATGAACTTGCTTTAAGTGACTAAGCTCACGCAGCTGCGTCTGGTGAACATATTCTAACAGTTTCCCAGCTACTTGATATTCTAGGCGAGACAAATCATCTCCTAATAGCTGAACATCTTCAAAAGCAGTTTCCACCTGTGATAATAACAAATTCATTTGATTTGCCAACACTTGGTGCTCTGCTTCAGGTAATTCATATCCCAACACCACTTCACGCGCTTGTAGGTTTCGAATTTCCCCACAAACCATGTTAAAGTCACTGAGAGTTGTCACCTGAAATTCACCAGTTACCACATCCATATAAGCTAGCCCATAGAAATCTTCTAGCTTATCTAAAGCTACCAAGAAATTATTTTGACTATCTGGTTTTGAAGAATCAACGGCTGTCCCCGGTGTGATGACTTGTACCACCTCACGTTTGACTACACCAACTGCTTTTTTAGGATCTTCCACCTGCTCTGCAATCGCTACTTTATAGCCCGATTCAATTAAAACATCAATATATTGTTGCACCGAATGATAGGGAACTCCTGCCATCGGGATTGGCTTTTCCGAATTTTTATTACGGCTAGTCAGAGCAATTTCTAAAATCTGTGCTGCATTGATCGCATCTTCATAGAATAATTCATAAAAATCTCCCATGCGAAATAGCAAAAAAGCATCCGGATAATCTTTTTTTATATCTAAATACTGTTGCATTCCCGGAGATAGTTTTTCTTTTGTCAT